TTACTTGAAGCCCTTCTGCTTCATTGTACCTTTCGTTTGCTTGCTTGGTTTTGCGGTGGGCTTCTTCTTTTTCGCTTGAGAATTGACAGCTGCCTGTGCAGCGGAATGGGCCAATTGCAACATGTTCCCCCCAGGAATCAACGGTGCAGCAAACTTCAGCCCCTTTCCAACAGCGTGTAAAATCTTCTGATGGGTGTTGTTTTCGTAGAAGAGACCGGCTCGCATCACAGCAAGCATTGCTGCGTGGTACGTTTCAATTGGCATGCGTGAGTAATCTAACTGGTACAAAGTGGAAATGGTACGGAACTCCCAATGTGTGTCCAAGGTCAGCGCTAGCTGCGAATCATCCGTCATGTCCAGATCCGTCAAGATTATGGCATTCATATATCGTGGGTTCAGGTTCATTACGGGACGTTCGACCAGACGCTCTTGGACCATAACCGGCACAGCACTACCCCCGGTGGCAATCGTAGAATCATTCACACGAACGCTCTCATATGGTGTGACAAAAGTGAGACTCTCCTGATCAGGAGCTGTGAACGTGTAAGCGCCCTTCTCAAGCGCCCCAAAGTAACGAGTCTCGGGGTTTGAGGTGGACACCGTTGGCACGTCCGCGTTCATGAAAGTGCGTCCTGAGTCTGGACTGAAAATGACTCTGGATGATTCTACGGTGCCTTCCTTATTCAAAACTTTCGTCACGTTGGTCAACAACAAGGCACTTGCGTTTAACCGGGTGGATCGGAACGGTGCTACAGAGTTGTAAAACTCTGGATTTACCGAGGCGGGTGGATAAGAAAGACAGCGGAAGGATGTAGGGTACCCGGGCTGCAGGGGTGGAGTTGAACCTTTTTGGGCCAGTACCAAAGTTGGATATACACTAATTTCCGGCATCTCTGTGAGAGCCCCAGAGGCAATCTTCCTCTTGACCGGTCCGGTGTAAGTCAGGGCTTTAATCCTGATCAAGGCCGTGTTCGGATCAATCGGGTAAAAACCAGGAGTCTTAGTGTAATCCATATCCAATACCATAGAACCGGTGGTCCCAGTGGAATCGATGGTTTCAACTGTGAGCGTGTAATCCAACACACAAGTCCCCACGGGGAGATCAACCGTTGGTTCACCAATTCGCCAGGTTAAAACTGGTTTGGCATCGGGATTCAAAGTATCAGTTCGGAAAAGTGACATCCCCAAATCCCCAAGAAATCCAGACGCCTTGCCAGAAGCGTCGAGAGTCTTAGGAACGACGAACCATTGTTTTGAGTCGTACTCGCCGCTGGGAAGGCGATTGTAAAACTCCCACGGGTACATCTTGGAGAATGCCACTGTAGCCGATGTATCATACACAACCGTTTCAGCATTGATATCCACTGGCTCAGACCTTGCCAGGACTGCGCCAGCGTACATCAATGGATTTCCGCTGATAGCCTGTTGCAGAGTGTGAACAGTATCAATTAGAAGTGGAGCGGCAGGGTCTCGCGTGACAAGGAAACGCTTCCGTCCTACCACGTTTTGGTCGGACGGGTCGGCAATATCTCGGAGACTCTGCGTATTCTGGTATCGGTAACGGAATAGAGCGGTTTTGTCAATTGAGGGGTACGTCGGTAAACGAATAGGCGCTCGCTCGTTGGGCAGACAAATGGTCTGTGCAACTTCATCGAGGGACTTCAATCCGGTATGCGACATTATATGCTAGACTGGTGTTAAAAATAAGAAACTCAGAAAGTCGACAATCACGCCAGGAAAGCGTGTGAGGCGCAAACGGCGCGGCACACCTGGTATGGAGGGATCAACAGTCATCGGTGACGCACATGAAACGGAGCGCCATGTCGTCAACCACATACGGCAGGCAGGGTACCGCCTGGATCGCCTCCACTGTGCGGAGAAAATCATCCGCAGTCGGTGCACACACGGGGCCATTGCCCCCATAAAGCGTGGGAGTGGAATACGAACGCTCAAGGCACAGTAGGGTGTGCCGGTCGTAAGTCAAATCCTGTGTCCCCGCTTGGACTGTCCAATTTGTCCAGGGCTTGTTCTCGTCCACCGGTACCGGAGTGCGCTTGCACCCTTTCCGCAGATGAAGGACTTGCCTGGCCATATCGGATAAAATTGGCACGTACGGCTGTGTGCGGACAATGGAATCAGCGACTCCTGTGGCCCACGCAGCGGCATCACCCTTGGTCAGGTCCAGCATCCAGCCCAGCTTGAATGCTGCCCGTCCGACAGTTCGCCCCCACAACCAACGTCGTCCCAATGGGGTGGGGACGTTGTAGGGGCGCATCCCCAAGTAGACCGCGCTACCAATGTAATTGGTGCAGTCCAACTTGGTTACCAGACCGAATCGCTTGACGTTGCGCTCCAATTCGCGCATTATCCGGGCGCGGTCTGGCCAGAGATGTTTCGGGAGGAAGCCAAGAGTGTCGTCCCCAGTGATGCTGATGCGAATATACGCCATGGCGTAACGCAAATGCTCCATCTGGAGGTCCTCCAACTCTACGCCCGCGACGGCCGCTGCCACACACAATCCCATTACTAGCCCGTTCAACAGGGCGTTCATGAGGCTAGTGTCATCGCGGCCCGAAGCTAGCATGATGGCTGCTCGGTACTTCATCTCACCCATTCTGCCTCTTGGGGCTCTCCAAGCTGCAATCAATCGCGCAAACTCTGGGTCCGTTAGCATCTCGGAGTAATAGCCCTCGACGAGACGCATACTCTCCGCGGAGTGTGTGCAATCAAACATGGAATAGTCACACCAAAAGGCGAAAACTTCTCCATCCTCACAGCCTTGGATACTGGAATCCAGCCAATCCTGCAGGTTCTCCGGTGTGGTGGCACCGTAAAACAGCCAATTGTCAGATCCCCAGTGCTTTTTCAAGCGCTCCAACTTGGGCTTTATGATCGGGCCGGCGACAATATGCGCTTTGTCTTTGGGCGCCATGATCATGCGAGCGATCGACTCTTGAAGTGGCTTTGCTTCACACCAGTTAAACTTCTCATAGCTCGCGAGGAGCTCCTGCTTAACAAATGCGGAAAAAGTCAAATCCTTGTCGCTCAACCCGCCATAGTTGATGTACTCGGCGTACGCTCGCTCTAGTGCGCGTTTGCGACGAGCCGGCATACTTGCGATCCAAGAGTCAACCGTCATCCGTTCCCCATCGAGGGCACGCGGGTGCAGGAGGACTTCCTTAAAGGTGTCCATCACTGCCCAGGCGGCTGGGGACGACGTGGGTTTAGCGAGAAAGGCACGCCCAATTAGCGCTTGCATTCTTGAGTATGTGCCTTTCCGGTCACCATGGGGTAACACCCCGAGACACCAATTCCGGCGAGAAC